GCTCAGGGTACTCCGCTCGCACTTCGCCTGTTAACCCTATATAGAGCATCTCCAGCTGGTGCGAGTTGTATTGGTGAAAAGTATTGTGGTCAAGGCTAACGACAAGCGCATCGTCCGGGCACTGAATGCACCCCAGATCGCAAAGAACACCATAGTTAGGATGTTTGGCTACGATTTCCATTTCTTCTTCGTCAATGAGAATAAACATGTTCACCTCAGAACGGTATATCGTCAAAATCTTCTTCGTTTTGACTTTGCACTGTGTTCATGCTGTTCACAACGTCAACCATAGGTGCTGAAGCGTGAGCGGGCAAGTAGGCGTCGTCGTCATCGTAGCTGGGAGACATGTCTTTCTGTTCCCCTACGTTATTCGACAAGATAGCGTCCTTGGTGTAGATTTGAACACCCACTTGTGAACCTTGAGGGTCTCGTTCTCCAAAGCGCGAACCATCGTAACAGCAAGCCAGGACGTTAGGCCACTTGACGTTAGTGTGCACTCGAATTTGTGTAGGCACAGCTAGCTGATTCACAATCTCAAGTGCATCATCCACCGTTGCAGGCTGAGGTATTTGAGTTCGCGTGATCCACCACTTGTATGCTTTGCGGCCTGCCCAGTCCCCGTGTTGCAGACAGACAAACTCAACAAACGTCTTGTGACCACAATAGTACGTGACCTTCATTGTCGGAGGCTTGCTACGATCGCCCCTGTTTACGTTCTTTTGGTACACAACGTTCTCAACATCAAACACTTCGATAACGGGCATCTGATCTTTAATGAGCTCTTCGCTGCTTGCTGCACGTTTAAGCTTTTCTTTGAAGGTGAAAGGCGCACCGCAGAACCCTAAGAACGGTTTGAAGTTGGGATCGTCTGCTGCAACTCCGCCACAGAAGCGCCAGGCTGGGTATTGCGCATCCACACCGCACACTTCGCAGCTCTTATAGATGGGGGAACCGCCGCCTTTTTGGCCAGGCCTTCGAGGTACTGCGGGATCGTTGATAGGTCCTAGCCTTCTGCTGTTGCCAGAGAAGTCCAGCACAAGGCAGTTCTGCTTAGGGCTCGCGGCAATAGAGGCTAACCTTTGCTCCCTGTCCGTAAGGTCAAACCCTGGTGTGTAAACTGGGCGGGTGCCACGGCCTAGCATTTGCACCCACAGCACAGGCGACCCTGTAGGGCGCAGCATGATTATCAGGTCAATGTCGGGGCAGTCGAAGCCCGTTGTCAGTACGTTGTTGTTGGTTAAGGCTTTTAGCCTGCCTTCCTTGTAGTCCTTGAGCGCCTGGTCTCGTTCTTTATCGCTTATCTTGCTATGAATAGCTTTAGCAGGTATGCCGTTCTGGTTCAGAAGCTCCGCAAAGTCTTCTGCGTGCTCTACCCCGGCACAGAACACCAGCCACTTCTTACGGTCTCCCGCTACAGCTAGCGCCTCATTTAACGCGAGCTGGTTAGCCTCTTGCTTGTTGACTGCCGCTTGCAGTTCGCTCGAGATGTATTCCCCTCCACGCTTACCGACACCGCTCACATCGAGTTGCATCTTTGTTCGCTTGGGTATAAGCGGCATTAGGTAGCCTTCAGAGATAAACCAGTTGAAGTATTCCACCGACGAGCCGTCAAACACAATGTGGTCAAACATTGCGCTCACGCCCAGCTCCTCGTCACCTTCTTGGCGCACAATAGGACCGAAACCCATTCTAAAGGCTGTTGCTGTGAACCCTATGATTTTCAGATGTGGATTTATCTCGCGCAAAGCTTCGAAAAACTTTTGATACATGGTCATATCTTTTGGAGAAATCAAGTGGCACTCGTCAACCAGGACAAGCGACACTGCCCCGAACAGATGTGCTTTCTTTGCGACAGAGGCAATACCTGCGTAAATAATTTGGTGATGAACATCCTTCTTTTTAAGCCCTGAGGAGTGTATCCCCAGGGGTGCTTCAGGCCACAAATCCTTAAGCTTGTTGGCGTTCTGCTGTATGAGCTCCTTAACATGGGTGAGCAGCATCAGCTTCTGCCCCGGCCACCATTGGCAAACGAGGCGCATAAACTCTGCCAAGCAGATCGATTTGCCGGTACCTGTAGGCAACACAACAACCGGGTTGCCAGCATTCGCTTTGTGCTGATCAAAGTACCGGAAAATGCTGTAAGTGGCTTCTAATTGGTAGTCTCGGGGTTTGAGCATTTTACTTACCGTAATAAGGGGCAAGAGTGTAATAGTCGCATGAAGCGACTTGTTGGTCGGTGCTAATTGTAGCATTAACCACACTATGACGACAATGCCACTGGCCGTCTTCTTTAGCTATCGAGTAACGGCAAGTTCTGCAACTCCGAACAGGTTCCTCGCCACGGTAGCATATCCCGGAATAATCGCACATTTTGCACTCAAACCAGCTTGCCCCCTTGTTACTCAAGCCAACGGGGGCCTCGTCTGCACCTGCAATTTGCCGCGAGCGATCGATAAAGTGCATCGCAACGACTTCGTCATAAGGTATCAGCTCTGCGTAGATCTCATCAGTGTTCTTGTTAACAGCCAAGTATAAAGAAGCGCGAAGGTCCATCTTGTTCATATAGACTTGCTGCTGAACGTAGTGAACAAACTTCGCAGACTGGCAACCTTCCTTCTTGAGCTTCAGGAACGACTTTTCGCCGTGTGTCTTCATCTCTGTCAGTATTGCGACGCTTGGATCTGACAAGTCGGGGCAGCCGATAACAATGCCGTCGATTGCGGAACCAACGTGGCCGCCAAACTCAACAATGCGAAATTGCTTACCTTCAGAATCCTGCTGGTATATCTTCATGCCCGCTGTAAGCAAAGCTGCGATAAAGCGGCCTTCTTCCATGTGCCCGCGATTAAACAAACGCATAATCCGGCCAGAGTGCTGAGATTTGACTGCCCAACGGAACCCGAAGAAGATCTTGCGAGCACACGGGTCGCCGATGGTGCTCAAACCCAAGTGTGTGCGCCGACTTTGCTTGGGGTCGAAAGCGTCGCTTATTGTGGGTATGACGCGACCCATCCACTCACGGTACTTCGAACCCTGATCTGACTCGATTGCTTTATCAATAGCTGTCAGTGTTTTTTCAGCCAAATAAACTTGAGGCATAACCCCTCCGAAAAATAAGGCGCCCTAAGGCGCCTGGTGTTAAGTGCAGTAACTTATGCTTGCGGGGTAGCAGCAGGCTGTTGCCAAGGCGGGAGCTGGGCCTGGGCCGGGTGCGGGGCTTCGGTGACCGGTGCAACGGCTGCGGTGGCTGCTGCTTGCGGCTGTACAGCTACAGATTGCTGGGCCCAGTCAGGCTGAGGTGCAACGGTGGTTGTCACTACAGGGGCAACAACGGGAGCAGCGACAGGCTGGGAAGAGGCGGCTTGCGCAGATGCTTGGGCGGCCAGGGGGTGGGTCGGATTCTGTGAGACCCAGGCGTTCAGTTGCTCCACTGTCCAACCTTCAAAAGGGTTGGCAACAGGTGCGGCCACTTCAACGACTGGGGCGACAACCGGCGCCACGACCGGGGCAACGACTGGTGCGACAGCGGCGGGCGCTTGGGTGACGGGTGCTACGTTTGCGGCGGCTGCCGCTTGCGGTTGCTCCCAGGGTTGCACCGGTGCGGTCTGTACCACGGAAGGGGTAGCAGGGGCGGCAACGGCTACTGCCGGGGCAACAACTGCGGGAGCAGCCACGCCAGGAGCAGCAACAGCGGGAGCACCGGCAACGGCACCTGGGAAGGAGGCAGCGGCAGGCAAGCCAGGAGCAGCGCCAGGGGCAGCAACAACAGGGGCGGCGACAGGAAAGGCAGCAGCAGGGGCGGCGGCGGCGGTTCCTGCTTGGACAGGCTGCTTAGCCATGTCGTGGAAGTTTGCGAGGTTGTCGAAGCCTTGCGGTTCGTTGCTGTCGTCGTATTCTTCTTTGGTCTGCTCGTTCACGCCACCTTTGCGAACTTTCAGACGGATGAAGAACTCTTTGTTGTGGAGCTGTTCGGTGTTGCCCCAGCTAGGCACGCCGACAGCAATCGACAGGCCGCTGAGTTGCTCATTCCCGATGCGCACAGCTTCTTCGGAGGTGGGGTGAGCGACGTTGAAGCCCATGAAGACCTTGCGACCCTTAGCCCATTCGGGTGCGGTGATCTGTGCAACGAAAGTAAGACGCTGGCCACCCGCAGAGGTCGCAGCGGCGCCGGATTCGATCAGGATCGCTCGATACCAGCCGCGAGGGAGAATGTCATACTGCGCACGTGGCGCGGCGTGGTCGGCAGAATTGAAGCTAAACAAAGCCATTATTGGATTCCTTTGATCTTATTGATGATGTAGCCAAGGTGCGGGTATTCAAATTCCGCAAGGTGGCCGGACCGGTCTTTAGCAGTGTAACTGGCGTCAGGGGAGGTTTGCAATACCCTGGTCTTGCCACCTTGTCCGTCAAGAATGATGGCGAAACGAAACACTTCATCAAACAGGTACGGAAGCTGAGGCCCCAGCTTCTGCCCTGGCATAGACGGGCCGAAGTACCGTGAACCGGTTCCTTCGTCCTTGTCTGTACCCAATTTGGCGCTCATGTAAACATGCTTGTTAGGGATATCGCGAAACTTCTTGATGAGAATGAGAACTTCGTCCTGCATTTCACCGTAAGCTTTTCGAGGGTCCTTGTTCAGAGGTTTATAGTGCGCCAAGATCTTTTCACCCACTTCAGACAAAGAGTCGATAGCGATAGAGTCGAAGTGTTGTTGCATTTCTGGATGGATGCACCACTGATAAGCATCTTCCAGATCTTGAAGTGTACTGATGACAAAAGTCATGATGTCTCGGGTATAGGGTTGGCCTGTCGGAGCCCACACACGATCCAGGTTCTGCACTTGAAGTGACAAAGTGCCGCTTTCTGCGCTGATGAGGACTGGTCGAGGTAATGTGGCTAGCAAGACGGTTTTTCCGACCCCTGCTTCACCGTAACACAGGATTTTGACCCCTGCGTCTACCGCCAGCTGACTTGACATAACGGGAGATAACATCTTATGCCCTTTTTGTCGAATGGATGGGCAGTGTATGCCCGTTTATTTGATCTCGCAAGTGTAACCACATTGCGTAGCGCATTATTACTTATTCATCTTCGTGAGGCAAGATGTCATGTTCGCTACGCCAGGACAAGAATCGAGCCTGCCTTGGAGCGTCCTTGACACCATAAGCCATGTGACGGAATTTGGCAATCTTGACGTTCACAGCTTGCTCTCGGTTTTCCCAAAGCTCGATGCGTTCTGCGTGAGTGAGCTTGCCAGGTCCTATACGGACAACTTCACCGGTGTCTAAGCGACGAACGATAAGAGGCCCCGCCATGCCTTTGCCCACTTTATTTTCTTGGTGAGAGCTTCTCTTAGTCAACCCTTGGGCGTCAACTGTCGCCTCGTTGAGGTTCTCCTGGGCCTCTAGGACTTCCAGCAACAAACCTTCTGTGTCTTCATAAGGTTTGCGGCGACCAAACGACGCCTCTCTTTCGGTCGCCCGGCCCCTCTTACACTTGGCAGAAGGGTCGCGCTGGATAATCCCTTCATACCCTGCTGCCAGAAACTCTTGCTCGGCCGCTTCAAACTCCTCCTTGTTGTGAACTACACGGTAGCCAACAACCTGAATGTCTAAGCTGAGCCCTTTGAGATGTTGTAACTCAACCCACTTAGAGAGCATGTTGTAACGCTCTTGATAAGAGAGGTCGGAAACAGAATCCACACACAAGTCGAAAACGTGCCATACGACCTCAGGCGAACCTTCCTTCGTCATCGCTGCTGACGTGGTTTTTCGGCAAAGGTCTTCGTCCGTTTCCAACCCTGCTGCTAGCTCGCCGTCCATCCCCATACAAGCCTGCGTGCTAAATCGCTCTCGTGTGTGCACGTTAGGCATAAGGGCGAGTGTGCGCGTGAGTAAGGTGCCGAACGGGTTAATTGCGCGAACCCCGTCAATCTTCGGCATAACCCAGGTGGGAAATTTTACTTTGTCTAGGTTTACATCGCAGGCCCTGAAAGCCCTGAATTGTCTTGCCATAGTGAAATCCTGTGGTTACTAGAAAGGGCCCGAAGGCCCTTGGGGTATTGCAAGTTATTCGACGTCTTTGGGTTTAACGAACTCCAAAGTAGGAGAACCCGGTTTACTGGTAATGCACTGGTCCACAACCTGCTTCTGCTCTTCTGTCAGCTTCTTGTAGAAGGCCACCTTCAGAGACAGTTGGGTTTCGGCCAGCTGGTCCGTGTCAATCTCGTGCTCCTTGAATTGCGGCAGGAGGTTCGTATACAGTGGCGCGTCAATCTTTCGATCGATCTTGTGAACGAGCTTGAGTTTATAA